ACTGATAATTCATATCATCAGCAACACGGATCGCAGCGTCCTTCTTCTCCGGGGTTTCTCTGCCTACGATCTTTGTCTTCACCGGACCCATCGCCGGGAACACTTCCATGATCGTCTCAGACTGGAACTTGACCGCGCTCTCCATGAGCAAGGGGTGGAACACACCACAGGCACCGGGCCACGGCTCGGTTCTCTCCTCGTATCGGATACCGAGGATCTTCAAACCTTTAACGTACGCATCCAACCAGTCCTTGCGGCTGGAAAGATCTTGTTCGTAGTTACCGATGAGTTCTCCAGCTAGCGACTGAAGCTCGCTCTCATTGATGAATTCCGCGAGGTTGGCATCAAAGTCCTCTGCACGAGGCTCAGACTTGCCTATCTCAATCATCATGCCATCAATACCGATGGCTACACTCTCCGGGTCCTCGATCATGATCTCAATCGGCGCTTCTTCAGCAGCGAGAGATTCCAAGCCCATCGGAGCCTGCATTAAACTTTTATCGACGGCCATCTAAATTCTCCTAGTAATAGCCTTCGCTCTTGCGCTTGAAGTAACGCTCAGGTTCCGGCTCATCGCTAGCCAAACGTAAAAACCCACCCTGTCTGTACCGTAGCAGGGCTTGAGTCATGGAGTCTACCAAGTCATCGTGTTCGCCTGACGGGAAACTTGCCACTTCCTCGACCAACTCTTCAGCCCAGTGGGTGTTGGGTACCCATACTCGACCCGATGCAAATATGTCTGCCACGGCGTTTAGTCGTGCAATCTTGTCGTTGCCCTTGCTCGGGGTAAACTCCTGCACCGGAATACCCATAGCCCGTAGCTCAAATATCAAAGGACTACCGGCTGCCTTGGCTTCGACGATCAAACTGTCCGGATTCCAGTATTTATATTCCTCAAACGCCCGTTCTTTGAGTTCCGGAAACTCCATTCGGTCCTTGAAAGCGTTCAATAGGATGATATTTGACTGCAATTTACCCGTATCGTCCGGATGCTCGAAGATTCCCCACGTCGTACAGGCTGAATAGTCCGAACGCTGTGTTTTGAGGAACGCGGTATCCCAAGATTGGATGGAATAACTGCAAAATGGCGGGTTATCTTTTTCCCAAACCCTCCACCACTCGCGTTTAATGATGGCCGATACGTCAGAAGTTGGTTGCTGCTGGTACTGAGCCATCCATTTGCCGTTTGGAAGCTCCTGACGAAGGGCTTCAAGCTCTTCAATCTTCCAAAACTGGGGCCAAAGGGAGTTTCCAGAGGGCAAAATGGCCGGAAATTCGATAACTTCCCACTCTTCACCGCTGCGCTGAGCCGCAGCCTTCAAAACTTGGCCTGTCAGGTCCTTTTTTGACCATCTCGTCATGACTATGACGATGGCTCCGCCCGGTTGCAGACGCTGCCGGGGTCCCGACGTGTACCATTCGTAGGTTTTGTCGTAAATATCCGAGTTTGTCTCGGCTAATGTGGCTTCTTGTTCCGAGTGAGGGTCGTCAATAATGAGCAGATCCGCGCCTTTACCGGTCACGGCACCGCCGATGCCGATTGCGAAGTATTCACCTGCGTAATTTGTAGCCCATCTACCCGCTGCCTTTGAGTCCGCTTGCAAAGCGACCTGCGGAAAGATGTCTTTATACCGGTCAGAATCGACAAGGTTACGTACCTTTCGGCCAAATCCCACTGCAAGTTCTGCCGTGTGGGACGTTTGAATGATCTTCTTGTCCGGAAATCTACCCAGAAACCAGCTAGGTAGCAGGTAGGACGCAAACTCTGACTTCGTATGACGAGGTGGCATATTAATAATCAGGCGTTTTGTCTTGCCTTCTGCCACTCGTTCAAAAGCCTGCGCCATCTTCTCGTGGTGCCGACCGTTAATGAAGTTAGGCCACACGTATTTAACGTAGGCCATGAAGTCGTTTTTGGCTTTTTCCTGCGTTCCAATCTTCCTTGCCTCAGCAAGGAGTTGCCCCACCTTCTGCTGTAGCTCGGGTGGCATAGTCGGAAGCTTGGCTTCCAGATCAAGCAGCAGCTTCGGATCCACTTCCGGTACCTAGTTCTTCGTCCAGATCAATCTCGGCAAGGCTTACTGGCTTGGATTCGGTAACGTCAGTGTATTCACCTTCGTACAGTTCCAGCGTTTTACGCAGTTCTGTCTCAATATCTTTAACCGTGCGGTGAGTCACGGTCACATCAATGCGGTCTGAAAAGAGTCCAACACCGTTAATTTTGCCCAGCATTTCCAAAGCTTTTAGCCGGACCTTGGGATCTGGATCTTGTGTCTCCAGAACGAACTTGTTCGTCACGTAGTTACGCAGTCTGCGATGTACGTCCAGCACTTCCTTGTCGTACTCGGACAGGATGGCATTCAGATGTTTGACGGACGCCGGGGTTATATTCTTGGGTGACGGGATACTTTCTTCCAACATCATCCCGTGAGACTGGATGCGGTCATCGTCCGTAACCTCAACATCCAACCCGTTGCGTTCCAACTCCTCGACCGTATTCAGCATGGCCTCGGCTTTTGCACGGAAGTTGTCTAGCTCTTCCGGCGTAGTGTCGAAAGGAAAAGGAATACCAAGTTCTGGTGTTGCAACAACCGGCATTGCGCGGAGTATACGAACAATCCTAGAAAATACAAATATCTATGCCGGGTGTATGGGACCCAAACAAGTGACGGGGGGTGTTGCTATATGAAGGGGGTGGGGTACATATCCAGATATTTATACAAATGCGTGGCCTACCGGGAAAAAATAAAACGAAGAATCTAATGAGCGGATTATAGAGTACAGAAGATGCGCGGGACTCCGACGCTGGTTTGGGGGGTCGGGTACGGGTGGGGTCGCGTCCAGCCCGATTTATAAACACGTGTTTATACTTCGCAAAGTCAAAATAGTTGACATTCTCCCCATATTGTGAGATTATATGTACACGGTGATCGCAAGGGGCGACACCGACAACGGATAAACACTGTTTACATATTGGAGTACAACGTCATGATCAACGCAAACATCAAGAAGGCAATCGTCGACGCAATCGGTTGTGAGAATAAGGCAGAGCGAAAGTGGCTAGACGCGGGTGCAGCGGTGCGAAGTGAGTACGCAAGCCGCGAAGCCCTCGAAGCCGTGCGACCACAGTTTCTTGCAGAGGTGATTTATCCCGCGCTAGGCGATGATGCGGTCAAAGTGATCAATGCCGAGATTCCGCGCAAGGGCTCGAAAGACTGGAATGCGGCCAGTGCCGATCAACAGGCCGCATGGGGCGCGATCAATGAGGGTAAGAAAACGGTTCGCGGCAAGGGCTCGGTCTACTTTGGGCGCGTAATGGAGTACGCATTCCCCGAGGACAAGACGGGCGAGCCGCACGCGAAGCGCGACCTAAAAACACGTTTAAACGAGGAGTTGGCCGCCTTGATCAAGGCTTGCCAGAAGGATGAGGGCGCATCGTTCGATATCGGGCCAGTCATCGGCCACCTCGAAGCGGCCATGAAGCACGTGAACAAGTAACCACCCGCCGAGTGACCCACGCCGCAAGGCGTGGGTTATTTTTGTGCCCGAACTATCATGCCTGTAGCCGCCGGTCGCCGCGCATCAAGTTATAAACAGATGTTTATGTTTCGCGTGGCTGGTTTTGGTTGTGCTTCAACCGATAACGTGCTCGCACGTTATCGGATTTTTGCGAGCCCCGCAAGGGGTTTGGTGAAAAAAAGTTCAGGTTCGGGTGCAGCCAGTGTACTTCGGGAGCAGTGAGAGGTACACCAACTAACTGTATGATTTATCTAGAGTTATTAGTCGTTTTTTATATAAAGTGCAGAGAAACACTATTTTTATATACGTCCCCCAAAATGCTTCCTCAACACGTATAAACGCGTTTTATTTTTGTTGGGTAGGCCGATCTTGATTTGGCTAGGCGGTCAAAAAACACTGCTTTTTCGGCACTGGGTGACATTTATGCTCGTAACTTCTTGACTTTTAAGGCTTTTTCTGATACACTATTTGCTACACCGTCGGGACTGGCTGCACCCGACACTTTGAATATCACAAAGCAGCCTGATTTATAAACACATGTTTATAGGAGTGCATCATGAGCAATGAGTTCTGTTGTGTGGTTTGTGACTCGGCCATCAATCGGCACAGATACGAGATCGGATACACGACCTGCAAATCGTGTGGCGAGAAGGAAGCCCGAAAGGTCAGGCATTGCATCGTTCCGATGGCGAAGTCCAACTACATAGTGGTGACGGATCGGGAACTACTGAAACAACTGAACAAGTACGCGAGAACTTAAATTCGCAAAAGCCGGCTAGCGCGAATTGATTTGTAAACACATGTTTATACAAAAGGAGAACAGAGATGCAAACCTTCCTACCGTATCCGTCCTACGAGTCCTCTGCGCGGGTACTGGATTACCGGAGACTCGGCAAGCAGCGAGTCGAGACAAAGCAAATTCTACTTGCCATGAGCAAGACAACAGGCGGGTGGCGTAACCATCCTGCGACAAAGATGTGGCGCGGGTACGAGATCGAGTTGGCTCTGTACGGAGCGGCTATGTGTTACGAGTGGAGAAGCAGAGGGTACAAGGACAGTCTGTATCCGTTCTTCATATCCGTGGCGAACGATTACTCCGCAGATGGACGGAACCGGACAGCACCACCGTGGATAGGCGACGAGTCAATCCATGCGTCACACCGGTCGAACCTATTGCGGAAAGACCCTGTGTTCTACGGTCAGTTCGGGTGGACTGAATCGCCTGATTTACCGTACGTCTGGCCGGTTGAGTAAATGATTTGTAAACACATGTTTATAGGAGTGCATCATGAAGGTAAGAAAATCAAA